GCCTGGTATCGGTAAGACGACACTGGCCTGCTCAGCACCAAACCCGGTGTTGTTCGACTTCGACGGAGGCGTGACACGTATCAATGGCGCATTCCAGGTCCCTACAGTCCAAGTCACCAAATGGGAAGATGTGAACGAGGCGCTCAAGGAAATGGGCGACCAGTTCAACAGCATCATCATTGACACTGTAGGCAAGATGCTGTCATACATGGAAGACTTCATTAAAAGAGAAGACACTAAGATGGCGGACAAATCAGGAAACCTCACTCTGAAAGGCTACGGAGTCAGAAAGAAGATGTTCAACGATTTCAAAAATGGTCTGCTGGTAAGGGGCATCAACGTTATCTTCGTGGCACATGACAACGAAACCAAACAAGGCGAAGAGACGAAGATACGCCCTCTGATTGGAGGCTCGTCGGCAAACGACCTTATGCAGGATATCGACCTCGTGGGTTACATGGAGGCCCTGGGAAGAGAGCGAACGATAAGCTTTGACACCACAGAGCGCTACTACGGAAAGAACACCTGCAACCTGCCGTCAATCATCAAGATACCAAGGCTCACGGATGACAATGGAGCTGTTGTGAAAACCAACACATTCCTGTCGGATGTGCTTGTGAAATTCTTCTCACAGCAAAAAGCGAACCTCGACAAAACGCAGGAATACCAAGACCTCATCAATGTTATAGACGGAAAGATTGAGTTCATCACGGATGCGAAGACCTGCAATGATGTGTGCGAGGAGATAAAGACGATGAAGCATATCTGGAACTCCCTTGCGGTAGCTCGTCAGAAGATCGTTGATAAGGCAAAGTCACTGGGTTTAACCTGCAAAGACGGCAAATATGAATAATCTGGCCTACAGAATATATCCGTCGCTCATGGATAAGTTTCAGAAGTATCTCGACTCTGAACAGGAGTTTGAGAGCTTCTGGAACCAAGGAGAGGATGGAGAGTATAAGCTGACCCTTGACGAGATTTGCGCAAAGAACGAGCAGGAGCTGCTTGACGCAATCAACAGGGTCGAGCACGAAGAGAGCGAGGCGGCAGACAAAGGCACGTGCTTCAACGAAGTCATCGACTGCATTGTACACAACAGGAAGCCTGAAAGAAACGATATCAGGATTGAGGTTGTCGGAGCTGAGGGAAGCAGGTGCATAGCAGCTTACAAGTACGCAGACAAAGATGCAGAGAAAGAGGATTTCAAGCAGGAGAATTATCAGCCGCTGTTCACGTTCTACTTCGATATCGCAATGTGCAGACAGGTCGCATCCATGTACACTGGTGCGCTGTCCCAACACTACACCCAGGCGGTCATCAAGACATCATGCGGTGACGTGCTTTTATACGGTTACATCGATGAATGGCTGAAAGATAAGGTAATAGACATCAAGACGTCGAAAAACTACGAGTTCGGCCAGTTTGACAACAGATGGCAACGCTTTGTGTATCCCTACTGTCTGACGGAAGAGGGATTTGAGATAAACAGTTTCGAGTTCCATATGATGAAATGGAGAGGCGGCACAAAGACAAATCCGGTCCTATCCGCTGACTTCTACAATGAAGCATACCCTTACAACCACCAGAGGGCAAAGCTTAGCCTAAGACAGTTCCTCGATAAGTTTATATGCTACATCGAGACAAACCGGGAGAAAATCACTAACAGGAGAATTTTCAATGTATCTGATTAGCGATAAAGTTAGAAACGGCATCATGAGACACCTTGACGAGATTATCAAGTCATCGCCGGGGTGTCTCAGTGCTGAGAAGAGAAGACAGGCGATACTGATGTCAAAGTATCTGAAGAAACTCAAAAAGCACAACCATGGAACAGGGATGGATAAAGGTTTACAGAAAGAGTGACGAAGATCCTCTGTACTTTGCGGAGCCGTTCGACAAATGGCACGCATGGATGGATTTGATAAGGAGTGCGGCACACAAAGACCGTGAGTTCTACATCAGGGGCATCAAAGTGAAGCAGAAGAGAGGCCAGGTGGCCATGTCGGTAAAGGATATGTGCGAGCGTTGGAGATGGTCGGACGGTAAGGTGAAGAGATTTGTCAAGTATTTGATAGCTGACGGAAAAATAACCCTACAAAGTTCGGGCGTAATTAACAGAATGTCAATCATTAACTATGACAAATACCAGAGCAACGACCTAACAAACGACCCAGCAAACAACCCAACAAACAGCCTAGCAAATAACCCTGCAAACAACCCAGCAAACAACCCAACCAACAAGAATGATAAGAATGAAGAGAATGATTTTTCTGAAGTTGATAAATCAACTTCGTCGGAACAAGTGCCGACGCCTCCGGCAGAAAGCATCAACTTTGAAAATCTTGTGAAAAACTTCAACAACATCACAAAGGGCATCTTCGGGACTGTGCGCCTCCCTCTGTCAGAAAAACGCAAGTCAATGATACGTGCCAGGATACGTGAACACGGCAAAGAGAACTTCATGGAAGCCATCAGGATGTCGATGAAGTGTCCGTTTCTCAAAGGACAGAGCAAAAACGGATGGAAGATGACGTTTGACTGGTTCATTAAACCCACCAACTTTGAGAAAGTCCTATCAGGGAACTACCTCGAAACAGAACCTCAGGCACAACCCACAGCGACACAGCACAACGACGGCAAGATGTCGCCGATACAGTCACTTGAAAAAGTGTATGAGATATTTGGAGTAAAACCTAAAACGACAGAGCTATGAACGATTTAACAGAACAGAGAAACACAATGCTGGAAGCCAAATTGAATGACAAACTGAAAGACTGGTCCATGACAGACGCCGCCTTGCTACTGTCCGGACTTATAGCCAAATGCTACCAGATGAGCAACCTCAATTTCAAGACAGAGTACCCTCTTGAGGAAATGGCGCTAGACGTGTTTGAGAATGCGTCAAAAGACCATCCCAACGTCACCATGGCACAGGTTGTCGATGCCATACAGAGAGGCACCAAGGGTGAATATGGTCCATATGTAGGACTCAGCACCATAACATTATTAGGGTTTGTCACAAAGTACCTCGAGCCTAAAATTACGATAAACAAACAGCAGGAGGAAGAGGAGCAGCCGAAGCTCCTGGAGCTGGATGAGCGATACGAGATGGTCAAACACGTTGTGTTCATGTACGAGTGCGTCCTGGAGGACAGACCGATATACGCAGCGAACTGGAGCAAGGTGTTTAGCTTCCTGAAGAACACCGGTACGCTGGTGGACTACTCCCAGGAGCGTGAGCAGATCATCGAGGAAGCCATAAGCAAGCTCATCGAGAAATGGCAGAACGCCAGGAATGGTCACAACGGAGCTGAGGTGAAGAGAAATATCGAGGAAATAAAGGAGCAGGGAGGTATGCACCGTGATATCCAGGAGATGTGCAAGAGAGACGCAGTGCAGAAGACGCTGGAAACCTGGAAGATAGGTCTGCTCGACAAGGACGTGCTGTTCGATGAGCTGGACAGGAAATCCAGGGAGGTTTACGATTAGGTGTGCAAAAAAATGAAAAAATATTGAAAAAACCTTGAAAAATATTTGGTCAATTCAAAAATTTTTCCTATCTTTACACTGTCAAACTAAATGAATATCAAACACTTAAAAAAGAAAAGTCATGAATAAAGAAACACTTAAAAGGATTGCCAAAACCCACAAAGTCAATCTTGAACACTTTGACAGTGTGTTTGCCTATATCAACGAAGCATTCACAAAAGTATATATAACATTCGCCACCACGGAAGTTGTTGGTGGAGAAAAACATCATTATAACAGAACAGACATTAGGCTGTCTGTTTCTGCAATTCTCAATCGCCAAGAAGATCCAGACGACTACACAACTCAAGGTTGGACTTGGCTTTTTGAAATTAAATAGGAGGGTTAAGATATGAGCGGATACACTTCAACAGATATAAGCAGATTTGACGATCCGAGCTGGTACCTCCCGGATGAGGAGATAGAAGAAAGAGACTTGTTGGATTTTGCAGATGAAGCCTACGACGAAGCGAGAGAAAGGAGGAGCGAATGATTACAAGAGAACAGATAGAAATCATGATATCAGTGTTGCTTCCAGATGCAACCATAGAAAGCATGGTAAACGACGGCGATATATGGAGGGAAAAACACGACAAATGCGTGATTAGACTATGGGATGAGATATCCGTGGGAGACCTCCACAACGCCACGCAGACCGCTAATATAAACCATTACAATGTCGGGATGTACATTGACGGTTCGGGACACCCTACCATTGTTATCCATAACTACGAGAATAAACCTTTAAATTAAATACTATGACAAAAGAACAGATTTTAAGAGAATGTGGTTTCGACCTCAGCAAGGCTAAGGCGACCCATGCATGGCTGAACGAGGGAGACGACCAGCCAGCAACAACAGTCAACGAAGTGGTGACAGCTTACACGGACGAGAACGGCAAGAGCTGGGTTCACCTGTGCGCAGGCAAGTTTGATTTCCTGCTCGACATCAAGAACCTGTCAGATAGCGAGACCTGGAATGATGCCAACAAGCTGTGCGCTGAAAACGACATGGAGCTCACATCAAAGAACAGATGGGAGCTTATTCAGGCGTTCCGTCCGGAAGTTGACCAAATCATCGAAGACCTCGGAGGTGAGCCGTTAGAAGATTACCTCTGGGCTGGCGATGAGTACAATGGCAACAACGCCTGGTACTTCCGCGCTACCTACGGTGGCCTGTACAACGTCAACAAGGTGGACACCATCGGGGTTCGTGGCTCCCGAGCTTTTAAGAAATCCTAAATCCTTAACCCTTTGCCCTGCACCCTCAAAAGTGCAGGGCTTAAATTGATAATAATGAACAAAGAAAAAATTGAACAGAAAGCAAAAGAGCTTGGTGTTAAATATCAAACACCTTGCCATGGAATTGGTGATTGTGAGTTTGAAGCAACACAAAGCGCTCGTGAAATGGCAAACTGGCTTCTTAACAACCTTTGGATAGCGTTTAATCCATCGGACAATCTACCTGCTGAAAAAGTGAGTGTTGTTTATAACACACATGATGAAAGAGTTTTGAAATATGCCTACGGACATTTTCAATTTAATAGCGGCAGGGTAATATGTTTTTGGGCTGATGGTAGTATAAGAAAAACCATAAAAGTTGACGATATAAAATATTGGATGCCAATCCCAAAGATAGGAGGTGAGAAATGAGTTTGTATTGCAAAGGCGATAATTGCCAACGAAAGGACGAATGTTTGAGATTCGAGGCATGGGAATCATTCCAGGATAAAAACATTCAAACTGGTTGCTCGACAGGTTTATGGCTTGTTTTTGAGCCGTTTTGTATATCCCAAAATTATAAAGACGGAGTATTTGAAAAATGAAAAACGAAGAAAATTTAAAAGCGATAAAAGCCAAAGTCGAAGAGATAAAGGCAAACAACGGCATAGGACTGAATGAATATGACGCCGGCTTTTGTAATGGTGTCGGCGAAACATGCGACGAAATTTTGACCTTCATAAACTCATTGACACAGAAATAAATTTCAAATCGGCGACACGATAAGGGTTAAAACGATGAAAAAAATGAAAAAAATTGAAAAACAATGGATGAATTGATATTAACACAATCAAAGATGATCGACAACAATCAGTTTCACACCGCAAGAGAGCAGATGATTATTAAAATGCAAAAACAAAGAACGAGCACGTTGGTTTATTTATATTTATCAAAGTGTATAGAAGACGATATTTCGCCATCCCAATGCATTGAACGCTATGAGATATTAGATAATGTTGACGAGAAAATACACGAAGCTAATAATCTTGCTGCATATCTTACGATGCGCTGTCAAACAAAACTGCAACCAAGACAAAAAAAGAACAAAATAGAAATAAGGCCGGAAGATTACGAATGGATAAAAAGAGAATTGATGATTGAGCTGGCAAAAAAATTTGATTTACTGATATAATGGAACAGCTGTCGATATTCGGTGAGTCTGATACACAAAACCACTTTAATTCAGAGACATGGGGGATGCTGGAGTTCTTTCCGGCAGCATCCTCCAGATGGAGTGACACGTGCAGGCATTGTTTGTTGTGGAACGGCGCAGACGGTGACAAAACAGAGTGTTACGAGGCACACTGCGAGAGTTCGGATCGTGATGATGGACGTGAGGGATACTTCTCAATTCATGATATGCCGATGCAAAAAAAATGAAAATATTTTGAAAAAACTTTGAAAAATATTTGGTCAATTCAAAAATTTTTCCTATCTTTACACTGTCAAACAAATTGAATATCAAATACTTAAAAAAAGAAAGTCATGATGAGATTCTATGCAACAGTCACTACATTCCAAAAGGACGAAACAAGAGAGAACCTGTTCCCAGCAACCTCGTATTTCGCAGGTGACAACAACGGAGGTACACAGGAAAGAGTGGTTGAATACTCAGGATTCATCGCAGTAGTCCAGGTCTTCGACAACATGGAGCACGCCTACCACAACGTGGCGATGATGAAGAACAACATGGCTGTGTTCAACAAAGCGGCCAACAAAGTCAAATACATTGTTTAATACTTAAAAAGAGAAAGTCATGAGTAGTTTTATTATTGAAAAAGAAGAGTACGTGAAAGCAGCCGGATTGGTTGCCGGCTCATTCGGAGAAGGGTACTCAAGAAAAAGAGATTGCATCAGCTCGTATTGGTACGACAGAACTCTCGGGCAGTTTTACAACCTGTACTTGCTAAATGTTGAAAGCTACAACTTGCAATACAGCACGTTTGAAACCCCAGACCCACTTAATGATAGTGATAAACAGTTGTACGAAGAGTACAAGTTAAAAGGCATTGCTATAAGCAATAGCGAAAAAGCAAGGCAAGACCTAATATTTAACCTGCACAGGTTTTTTAGATCTGTCAATTACCAGATAGAAGACAAAGACTGTGATATGAAAGCGTCGAAAATCATGTTTGTGTTTATGAGCTGTATGATATCCAGCATCAAATTTGACGATAAGGAGTGGTGGGGGAGTATTAAACTTGAACAGAAGGGAGACAATAATGAATAAAGATATAATCCATTCAGAAACAGTCGAACAAAGATTGACTCACGAGAGAGAGTTTGTAAGACGTATCAAAGATTTCAAACCTCTTGACACTATCAGTCACCCATCAGGAGTGCAAAAAGGCGACATGGTGGTTGTAAGGAATGGATACGGATATCTTGTAGGTCCATTCAAGGTTCTCGGTTTTGAATACAATAGGAAAGGCGAAGCCTGCATGTACCTTGACTGGGATTGCTACTGGTACTCAACGGAAGTCAGCAATATAGTTGAAAACAGGAAAGGAGGTGCGCAATGAACGTAAACGGTTACGGAAGATGGGTGCTCGATAGCCTCGGAGTGTGGGGAGAGGGAGATTACCTCGACAAACTCGAAGAAAGTTTTGAAGTCGAGTTGCACCCAACAGAAACAGACACCTTAGAGGATGTGTATATGCAGCTCGAACACTGGAATCAAACAAAGTCTGATGTAAGAATGGGTGATGTGTTCGCCATACAGATATTCAGACAGGTAATTGAAAAAGCAGTCAGCGAGCTTGGCGCAAAAGAGACTGATTTCGACTACTACGCCAACGGAATGTATGATACGGATTTGAAATGCAAAGGCGAGTACGTCTTCAGCTGGAGAGAGATAGTTGCCAAATATAAGAGAAAGAACATAAAAAAGAAATAGCCATGAATGAATTTGAAAAGACAATCAAAGCCTACCTGGACCAGAGAGCCAGCGAGGACGAGGAGTTTGCAAAGAAATACGCAAACCCGGAAAAGAGCATCGAGAAGTGCTGCAGCTTTATATGCGATGAAGTCCAGAAATCCAAAAGACGTGGATTTACAGATGATGAAGTGTACGGAATGGCAGTCCACTATTACGACGAAGCCAACATCAAGGTGAGCGGTAAAAGCTTTGGCAGTGTTGTAGTAAACCACATGGTGGAGCTTACCGACGAAGAAAAGGCAAAGTATAGAGAGCAAGCCATCAAAGACTTCCAGGCAAAGGTTATGGAGGACATGAAACATAAGAAGCCAGCTCCACAGAAGAATGATGACGTATTGAAAAACCAGTTAAATATGTTTGGCGATGAAACCGAGGAATAAGTTTGAGAGACGAGTGCTTGTGCTTGCCAAAAAGCTGAAGCCTATCACAGAAACAGATGAAGCGTATTTCAGGGAAAAGGCAATCGACAACCAGCTTTTCGACAACGGCAAAATCACCACCTGCAACAGATGCGGTCATCAGTTCAGGAGTCTGGATTTGAAAAATATGAGAACGCTTACATACACTTGTCCGGGATGCAACAGAAAGGCTAAGATCGAGAAGACGGGAAAGGTTACATATCGAGAGACAAAGTATGTCAGCATTGTGACCACGGTTGAAGACGTTCAAGTTGTCAGAATGTACTTGATGGTATATGCCTGGAGACTTGACAACATGAAAAATGGTTATACAGCAATAAATGAAGTGTTCAGGTTGTTTGTAAGCGAAGATGGAAACTATGCAATAATGGCGAGATTAACTCATCAGCCGTCAATGTATATTGACCAGTACAACCTTAACTCAGACATCGACCTGCGTCCACCTCACGATAGATATTTCGTCGCACCATGGGTCTCACGAACACACAGAATAACTCCAGAGCTGAGACGAAGAGGCTTCGATGGGAATTTCCACAACGTCATCCCAATACATCTGTTTGTAAGATTGATGACCAACAGCCATGCGGAAACATTATGGAAAGCCAAGTATTATGAGTTTGTAGCCGGAACACACTGTTATGCAACAAACGAGTACTGGGATCAGCTCAAAATCGTACTCAGAAACAAATACAAGATTAAAGATGCGCAGATGTGGTTTGACCATATGCACACCCTCAAAGAGTTGCACCTTGACACACACAGTCCGCATTATATCTGTCCGAAAAACCTTGCAAAGACACATTCGGCACTTCAAAAGAGACTAAACAGACAAATCCAAAAAAAGAGACTTGAAGAGGAAAGAAAGAATATCCGCAAGAGAGAGGGTAAGTACGCAGAGGATTTCAAGTATTTCATCGGAATAGCATTCGGCGACGACAATCTCAACCTACATGTCCTCGGTTCGGTTCAGGAGTTCTACGATGAGGGCGTGGCCATGCATCACTGTGTTTACAGCAACAAGTATTACAGCAAACAAGACACCTGCATTATAAGTGCGAGAAGCAAAGGCAAGAGACTGGCCACAATAGAGCTAAACCTTAAAAGTATGAAGATTATGCAATGCCGTGGAGTGTGCAATGCAAAGCCGGAAAGAGATGAAGAGATACGTCTGCTGTTGCAAAACAACCTCAGTATATTTAGAAAGGCGAAGACCTTAAACACAAAGCAAAAGATAAAAAATTTGCCCTTAACGGTTTCATAATGAAAACAAATTCATAATTTTGCAGCGAAAATATATTGAAAATCATTTGGTCAATTCAAATATTTTTCTTAACTTTACAAACAATTACAGATAATGACAAACCAAAGAATTAAGATATTCACAGGCAACTTCGCCAACGTTTCCAAATACAAAGACTGCCTCCCGGTGTCGATAGCGCTGTACAACAAGTTCTGGGAGGGAGCCTGCTACAGACCCCTCAATCCCACCTGGGACATGATGCAGCATGAGTCTGAAGAATACACCAAGATGTATTATGCAAAGCTTCGCAAGATGGACGCTAAGACTGTTTACGACGACCTATGCAAGATGTCTCGAGGAAAAGATGTGGTGATGCTGTGTTATGAGAAAGAGGGTGACTTCTGTCACCGCAGGCTGGCAGCTGCATGGCTTGAGGACCACCTGGGTATCGAGGTGAAGGAGCTGGGAAATGGCAAAGAGACGATGCCGGAGAAACCGAAGATTGTTCAAACCTCATTATTTGACTGATATGGAACTGGGAATTACAGAACGGACATTCGGACTTGAGATAGAGTATGCGGACGTTGACAAATCCAAGGTGTTCTTTCCGCAAGGCTACGAGTGGGATGAGGAGGAGTTTATCTTCAACACGGACGGCACCAAGGGAACACCGAGCCATCGCTTCGGAGGTGAAATCAACACGCCTCCCATGCGCTTGTGCTGGAAAGACTATAACACCCTGAAATCAGTCATCGAGAGCTTCAGGGACAACGGAGCAATTGCACGATACGGCATTGGCATTGACGTGCACGTCTACGTCGGAGACCTCACACTCGATGAGCTTAAACGGATATATTACCTCTCATATTACGCCACAGAGCAGATACATGAGCTTTGCAACATCGAACCTTATTCAGATCAGCAGCGCTTCCGTCCAAGTCCCACGCTTGCATATCTCACCAAGGTAAAGGCGGCGACAACGTTTGACGAGCTGAAGAATGTGTTTGTAGATAACACCAAGAAAGGCTATGCAAGACAGTTCGTGAACATCACGAATTACTTTGTCCGTGGCACGGTGGAGTTCCGCACATTCAACACCACCACAGACTTTGAGCTAATAGAGAACTGCATCATGTTCGCCTACAGGTTTGTGCATTATGCGCTGACACACACAGAAGACGACTTCCGGAAGATTAAGACCATGGATGACTTCGTGTCGGCCACCAAGGTACCGACAGAGTTGCCACCGCTTCCGAAATCCCTCATCTATTTCAGCTCTATCGAGAATATGGATGACGGCAACAATCTCCACAAGTCGGTCGATCTGAGTTCGCCTTTTGTCAGACTATTGAGCGACAACACGGACAAACGGCTGTCATGCGTCAATCCCAAGCTGTTCAACCTCGAGACAAAGCTTGTGGGGTTAGGCAAGAAGATAGACGTGTACAACAATGACGAGTTAAACCATATCCTATACCAGCTGGCGAGCGGAGCGCTCAAGATACGCTACATGGGACGTGCCGAATGTATCGAGCAATACAATTCGGTTGACCCTACCAACCAGGTGGCTTGTCTTCTTGTCTTCCGTGGCATGAGCAGATACTTCAGGGAGGGTGAGTTCTACGAGAATGAGCTGGAGTCACTCGAAGGCAAGATAGAGGACACCATGTGTAACGCCAGAAAATCAGCCATACGACTGATAGAGAGCTTCGACCATATCAACTACCACCTCGGAACTCTCGACGACGCTATAGACGCAGGAGGCGATATCTATTTCAACTATGACTATTATTCGAAACACCGCACGGTGGTATGGAACCTCAAGAAGCTGAGCGATTACGACGGCACGTTTGAGAGGAAGACTACGCACTATCTCAAGGCCACACAGCTGCCGGACAACACCACGCTGCATCTTGTTTCAGAGTTCG